CTACATTCTTTACATTTCTCAGAATCAAAGAAGCCATGAGGGCAGGCTTCATGTGAAATAAGGTCGAGATACTCTCTGGTATCAGTAAGACCTCCTTTTCGAGTGCGATGAATGGTGGCTTGTTCTAAGATATAGTCACTCATTTCGCGATAGGAAATCCAATCTTCACAGAGAGGTGTAAAACCACGGCCACCAGAATTGGGGACCATGATCTTGAATTCGACTGCACAGGTACGATCCTCTTCAGCATATAATGCTTCAAGGTCGATGCCTGGTTGAGAAATGGTTTGACCCTTGGAATCGATCTGAGTCTTTCCAAAACCGGCTTTAACGCGTACTTCAGCGCAGCAGTGAATGCGGCGCGTGAAAGCATCAACAGCAGCAGCGGCAAGATAATCTTTAATGCCGAAGAGCTCTACATTTGATATGCAGACATTGATGTGGGGCCGATAAAGGTCTTTACCTTTGTCATCGACAGCAGCACGGTTAATGTACCAGTTACCTTCACCAAGGATATTGGTGATGTTGGTCATAATTTGGTTGTCCTGGTCTTTGTCAGACTTAGCAGCTCCCATCTCATCGAGGATGACGGCGATGTGACGCTCAGGCTTGTAGGACGACATAAATTTATCGCACTGATTAACAGTAACAATATAAGGTTTGTGGTCATCTAAAGTATGAGCGTTGAGCTGAATGTCAAGACCCTTAGCTGCTATAGCAATAAATGCATCAGCAATCCAAGTGGACTTTCCGGTACCTGGGGGACTAAGTAACGCAATGTTAAGGGGTAATGGACGTTCTCCGTACTGTGCACAGCGAGCTGAGACAAGCATGGTAGAAATCCTGCGAGATAAGTCCGAAACGATAGCACGGAGCGCCGGATCATATTGGGGCAATTTCTCAAGTGTGCTGTTTGCACGGTCGAGATTTGCGCGCCAAAGAGTATCGGCGACCCATCCTTCCGGTACGTCGGTTCCGGGGGGGGTTCGCAAATGTTCATGAAGAACAAGCCAGCGAGCGCATGTAAGCCACTCATAGACATTGTTGCATGTATAAACTTGTCCATCCGGCGGGTCGCCAATTGAACTGCGAATGATGAGGACAGAAGCCTTAAGAAGGTCCGAGATCATCGGGACGACATCTTGGCGGTTACGCCAGGAAGTGATGTCTTTGTTCTTCACAGCACCTAAGAAAAGAGCTTTGGAAGTGACTTGGTCACCTACAATCTCTTTTGCGATAAGGCATGCAAAGATACGGTTGAGGCCAACCATAGCCTGAGAGTTGTAAACGGTATCAATGGAAGAAGAAACGTTACTAGCGCAATAGTCAAGGACTTGGGCCAGTGATCTTCCGGATGCTTTGAAACCGGCAATAACTGAAGGCGTTTTCTCATGGAATTGACGGAACTTCTCATTTGAGAATTCAGAAAAATCAGAGAAATGGGAGGTGGCTTGAAGACCGGGTTCGTCTTCAAGATCCGTTGAGCAAAATTGCGAAATGAGGGCGACAAGATATTCGTTAGAGGCTAAAAACATAGACCTCTGAACGAAGTTGATGACTGCTATAATCTTCAAACGGAAATTGTCGCCAGACTCATAAATAATTGCCATGGTGATGAGCAAAGTGGAAATAAATCCAAGTGCTCTGGCGCCTAAACATAAGTTGGCTCGTTTTGCAATGTCTAAAATGCGGTTGTGGACGTCGGAGGCTGTTCCGAGGTCGTGCTTCCAAAGGGATCGGAAAGCTGCATGAGACGTTGGCTCAAACTTGAGGGATCTGTTAAGGATGCGAGATTCGTCAAGCGTGGTTAAGAGTTCAGTGAGATCTTGGTCACTGATGTGAAACTCCGAATGTTCCTGTATGGGAGGAAGAGTCGAAGGAGAAATTTTCTTCTCTTGGGGGTGGGTTGGTTCAAAAGTAGGGGTGCTCTTGGGAGTTGACAGAATACTGTCATTTTGCTTGGGTTGGGTTTGCATGGTTAAGGTAAAACTGTTTTAGTATCCAGTGAAATAGTATAAAACTAAGACGAAAGGACGCTGGGAATTGAAACCTTAAGAAAGTTTTGCGGACCTAATGAAAGATCCTGTAGCATAACCACTTACAGATTCATGTTGCTGATTTCTGTAAGTACTACTAACAAGTTTCGGTCAGACCGTGGTTTTGAAATACCGGGTAATAAACAGGAGGCACTAATGTGGCCTTGCAATCCTAATATTACCGTGGGTAGTATAAGTAATCTGTTAGCAAAACAAGATTAAAAATAATACACGGTTACCTCTTCTTTAGAGACTAAGCGAGGTTCGAGTCTAACTATTATAGTCATCAAATCAAATATAGAATGATTAGAACTCAGCTAAGATTGCGATTCTAGCGCATAAGATTGAGAGTCAGAGGACGATTTATCGAGCATAAAAAGTCTTGAATAACAAAATGTTTGAACAGTCTACTCTGCTTGGGGTGGGTTAACTATGAATATTTAGACAGCTCATAATAAAAGCTGGGGGACCGGAACTTCTAGCTATCCGGAAATGATGAGATATCATTGAATGGGGGGCCTGTCTATGCGACAGGTGCTCTGAGTTTGTTATTGCCAAAGGATTTGGCATAATCTAAACGCATTGCTAAATACGATATTGCTCCAGGACAATAGAATAATAACTAAATTGTTTCGAAATACGTGAATCTTCAAGAGAAACACACATGAGCAATAACGGGGATATGTAATATCAAAAAACTAAATTTAAGACAAAAATATATTACATATGGTGATGAAACTCCGCCAGGAAGGGCGGAATAGGAAATTCTTCAAATAAATTAATAAATGAAAAGTCGTAAGACGTACGACACGCGATCTAGG